CTAAGGTCTGTAAGAGCTGTACAGTACTCTAAACCAGTTATATTTGAAATACCCTTAAAACCAGCAATTAATGATTTTATCCCGACCAAATCAGATGATAGGATATTTCCTGTTGGTTTATTGATCTCTAAACGGATGGTAGCTTCTAAATTTGGATCAGGAAAATTCACAACCATATTATTTTCATTTTTCATTTATTTCTCCCCACTCTTCCCTTTTACCATATTGTCTACACACATACCACCACCAATGATTGGTTTTGTCAATGCTACACGCATACCGCAATTTATGTTTTTGCGTCTTTTTTTCCTCTGTACCGTCTTTTGTGTACATTGTTGTAAACGGGTTACAACAATAACCGGCAATACAGTTCTTACATGTGTCATCACTTTGTTTTATAACGTACTGCTGATTACTAATCAAATCAACACAAGTCTTTTCTTTGTATTCTTTTTTCCATATATACCAAGCATAAACTTGCATACCTGTTATATATTTTCCATCATCCCTAATTTCATCGCTTAACATAGGGTAACGGGTGAATGTCTCTATGTTTGTGAGGTAAAACCCATTAAGCCCTGTAAATATTTTTTCGGAAAACCTTTGTTGTCCGGAAAAATACGATTGCGGCAATAAAAAAGCAAATGCTTTTTGCGCAACAAGGCCGGCTTGCCGGATAAAAGCATCGGCGTGTATAAACGGCGGATTACCTATTATGTAAGCTGGTTTTTCTGCAACAAAATCAAAAGATTTTAAAAAATCAAATTCAGGATATTGAATTGCCTTAACAGTCTTAAAATATTGCTGTAACACCTTTACCATCGCGCCCTTACCTGCTGCCGGCTCCAATACTGGCAGCGTAAAATCAAAAAAATCTTTATACTTATCTATAAATTGTCTTGTCATAGAATAAGGTGTCTGGTAATCATCATCCTTATTGCGTTGACCTTGATTAACCTTACTATAACATTTACCCGTTTTATTTTTTTCTTTTTCCATTCTTTTTCCTTAATCCGTATTTATTTAATTCGTGCATTATATAAGCATCCAATAACCAATATAGAATCAATCCACCACTAAACATCATGTACAAAAGAAACCACAATTGATAACCCATTAATAATCTCCCTTTTCCTTATTCTCTTTTGCCGTCTTAACATCCGCACGTATACCATCACGCCAAGGTGTCTTAACACCTTTGACCCGATGTTCTTTTTTCATACTATAATGATTATGTTCAACTCCTGTAAATTCTTTTCCTTTTTCTGTTATATACCAAAAACCGCCCTTTTTGTGCACTCTGTAACCGGTTCCATACAACACCTGTTTTAGCGTGACTTTTTTTGTTTTGATGCTGTCGGGCCATTCCATATATATGTTAATTGATTTGACTCCGTGTACACTAACTTTACAGGCCCCTAAAAGTATATCGGCATCTTTTTGTAATTGTTCTGATATTTTCATTCCAAAATCCCCCTTAATATTATATGCAGGCCCACAACAGGCAGAAAATCAATAAGTATCGCAATAATTACGAAAATAATCAACTGTAATATATTCGCATCAAAATTAAACATACTTTGAAAGTGCTCAAAAGGACTTTTAATCTCGATTTTTTCAAACTGGATTTTTTTTGCTTCAATCATTATGGCCTTTTCATTTTCAAGTCTGTCAATATCCTTTTCATATTTTTGAATTTGTAAAACCTTTTTCCAGATCCGATCATACAATTTCTTATACTCGTTTGAATCGCTTTCATATTTTTCTATACGCGTTTTTAGATCTTCCCTCATTGAATTTCGATCGGTAATTTCATTATAACAAAAATCTATTTTTTTCTGCAAAGCGGCATATAAGTCAATGTCATTCTGGTTATTATTGTTTTGAAATCTAATATTATTCTCTTTTGCATCTTTCACAGCCGATTGGCCTGTGATCGACGTAAAAACGCTAAACATTGTAATGACTAACCATATTGCCAGGTATGTTATCCGTTTTTGTTTGATGCCAAAGTAAAAACACACAATACCAGCAAGAGTCACACTCCCGGAAAATGAGTAGGCAAGATGTTTGCTTTCAATAAAAAACACAAAAAACTCTTTGGCGTACAAAACAGTCAAAATAAGCGGTGTTACTATGGTTGCAAGCACTAACACTAAAAACACAGTTTTCTTTAATTTTGACCCCCTTTTGTTCGTCTCCTGTGGTGTTTTTACAGAGTCTTTAATTTGCGGTTTTTCTTGTGTTTCTTCCTGTATTTCTTCCTGTATTTCTTCCGGTGCCTTCAAAACTTTATAATGTGCCACATTTCTTCCTAATACTTTTCTTTTTATAAGCGCTTTTAGTAGGTCTTGAAGTGTGCCCATATCACACTTCATGTACTCAACCATTACAGGGAAAGTCGGAAATGTGTCACGACTTTTTTTTAATCCCTGACTTTTTTTATCTTTTACGTAATTAACAATAAACTGGTATAAAAGCTTTTGTTGTTTTTCAAACTCTGTCATTTCACATTCTCCTTTCTTGATTTACTATCATTTTAATCCTTCCAATTCTTCCAGTTTTTTTAAAAGCGATTCTTTACTTTTCCGCCACGCATCCAATGTCGATATACGCATTTGAATAACGGTAAATGGATCTTTACTGTCAATCACGCTTTGTAATATGTTAATCTCTGTTGTTAGTGAGGTAATTTCTGTTTTAGTTGCTTCTATTAATTTATAATCAGTATAATGTTGTGTAGACTTAACGGGAAATAGTGTAGTGAGATCATCTGCCATTTGTGCTTTATTACCAGTCATAGACTGCGGTTTAAGTATTTTTTTATACTTTATATGCGGTTGAAAATATCCTGCGGCATTCGCTTTATTCAAAAACGAACTAATATTAGCAATTATTGTTTTCTTTGTCTTATCGCCTGTATTTTTTTGTTTGTTTATCACTGCCATATATAGTTCTAAGTCTTCTAATGACAATGTAAAAACACTTCTAGCCGAATGATTTGTTATGTTAAGTAGCTCAATAATGTTGCGTCTATATGTTGCTTTTACGCCTGAATTTAAATGTGAAAAAAACACTTTCATGATACCATTTATACTTTGAATTTTATTCATTCTTTACCTTCCTTTTTTAATTGTACACTTCATGCCATTTGTTATAATTTCTAATCTCTTCTTTCATTTTCCTTCCCCCTTTTATTCAATCTAATTCCAATACTTTTGCTCGCTGATTTTCTGTAATTTCTTTTCTGTAAATCCAACGGTCCCTGTGCTCCCGACATGCTTCTAATGTAGAACGTACACAAGAAAATAAACCATGTACTTTATGTCGAAAATCATATTGACACATTTCTTTTTTTATAAAAGAACTGTAAAACATTTCATAACTCTCTTTACCTTCTTTACAAACACTACAACCGTTTTTATCGCTTTTCATAACCTACCACCTTATTTAAAGTTAATTCGCCTACCTTTTATTTTTAATGCCGGACGCACCAAACACCCGGCATATTATTATTTAATATTCCTTTTTAATATGCCCCATACTCTCGTAAGATCGCAATCTCTGTGACCGCGCTTTTAATTTTTCATATTCCGCTTTTGTAATTGTAACCATTATTTCATTGTTTGTATTCTTCTTCTTCATAACCACCACCTTATTTAAGTTAATTTTAAGCTAGTTACAAACTAACTCAATATAACTATAAACTATAAGTTTGTTTTTGTCAACAAGTTTTTATATGTTTTCTTAACTTTCTTCATAAACAACTTACTTTCATCTTGTGTAAGGTTGTCGGCGGCCTTTTCAGCACTTATAATAAAACTAACTACACCCAAGCTATCAAGTAACAAACTAAGTTTTTGACTACCGTCTCTGCCTGCGCTATCAGGATCAAAGTAGATGAAAACTACCTTGAAACAAGATAGTAACAAGACTTGTTGCTCTGTGAAGATACGACCTAAGGTCGCGCAAGTGTTATCGCCTAACTTCCAAACTTTCATAAATCCCTCTGTTACTATACACCAATCTTTTTGACAGTTATCGAAGTTGTAAAGTATATGCTTATGGTGTACTATCTCTTTTGGCTTTGAACACGCTTTGTACCGTTGCTCGCTTTGATTAGTTATGTCTCTCCCCTGGTAGCTAACCAACTTTTTATTGTAAAAAAAGGGTACAACAACCCTTAATCGATATGCACCAAGTGGGCCGGTCCCTGTTATCTTATACTTATGTATGAGGTAATCAGGGCTAAATCCTCTTTGTTTCAAGTAGTTTTTATGTACTTTTGTTAGATTTTGCCCTGGTAATATAACTTTTTTGGGTATTTCTTTTAGTTTTCTTTCATTATTGTTTAATTTTAATAATAATTGATAACCTGGACGATACTGTTTTACGATCTGTTGTGGGCTCGTATCCGGTGCAAGTAGTTTTAGTGTGGCAAAAATTGATTTTTTACCACATTTCCAACAGCTCGCACCCATACCATTTTTTGCAATTCCAAAATGGTACCCGTGATCATCACAGCCAGGGAAAGGGCAATGAATATTTAAGAAATTTTCAGACGTGTTTGGACCTTCCGTAATGAAATCAATATTGTAATCCCCTAGAAACCGTTCAACATCGAACATTATTTTAAAATTCCTTTTCTGCAAAGACTTTTTTCAATTCATACCACATAACAATGAATACACAACCGGCTAAAAATGCACAAAAACATAACACTCCTGTTCGGAAACCTGTCATTTAAAAACCTCCTTTACAAGTTCACAATGTCCGTAAACCCTTCTTTCTTATAATCATCAATCCTCATAAGTGTATGTTTTTCAAGTATGCAATTATGACTATCAAAAAAATCATATACATTAACACTAGTTTTACCTGTATCAATCCTTAACGCACGCCCTAACCTTTGTATTGTTTGTATATAGCTTTTTCCCCCGCCGGCAATTATCAATGTGCGTATACAATTAATAGATATACCCTGATCAAATATACCGGACGCGATTAATACAAAGTCATCTGTATTATTGAAAAGCTCCACATTATATTCACGGATAGACACAGCATCGCTACCGGAAATAAATACGCTGTTAGGGATGATAGAAGCAAGTTTTTGCCCGTGTTCGATCCTTTTCACCAATATCATAGTTTTGTTTGATTTTAGGGTTATTTCTTTGATCTTTTGATTCCTTATGTCGTTGTCAATAATTCCCATTTGTTCGGCATTTCTCCAGCGTTTCTCGTATAAGTTATCTGGTTTGGTAATTGGCACCATGAATATTCTAGGCTTTGCTATTTTTTCCTGGGCAATGAGATTTATAGCTGGCAATGTATACTCAATATCTCCAATGTACTCTTGCACTTTAAGTTTTTTGATTCTTTCTTTTTCGACAAATGGCGTTGCAGAAAAGCCAAATCGATAAATAAAATCATTACTTTGAAGAAATGACCGAAATGTGTATGACACTGCTGTGTGACATTCATCAACAATTACAGTATCATATTTTTCTTTCAACTTGTGTACAGAATTGATACTGCACATAATTATTTTTCTACCTTTCTCATCAACTACCGCACCTGTAATAATGCCTACATTGAGTCCGGCATCCTGTGCGCGTTTGTAGGTTTGTCTTAATACTGATACCGCTTTGAACAGTAATAATACTTTTCTATTCATTAATTTACAAAGGGCGAGAAATATTTCAGATTTTCCGCCGCTTGTCGGAAGCTTAATTACCACGTTTACTTTTTTAAGACAGACCTTAACGGCCTTTATTTGGTAATCATATAATGACAAGTAACTGAGACAATCCTTAATTTCACTGTTTGTAAACTTGTACTTAGTTTTGTTTCTTTTATCGTTAGTTTTGACCTTGTTATTATCTAGTTTTAATCTAGCTACAAGCCCTTTTTTGAACCCTATACCCATTTTTACATAAGGGTTAGTTTTGTTTTTTTCTAAACTAGCAAACTCTACTGTTTGACGTTTGCTTGCGTCATATGATCCCGATAAGTAACACATACTATAATCATACGTTTGATATACAATCAATAATCTATTGAGAAAATCAGTATCTTTTGATTTTATCGTCAAATGGTTGTTATACAATTGAACGGTAATCGGCTTATTGCTAATTAGTTTGTCTGAGTTAGTTTCTTTGCAGCCTGGTTTGAAAGTTATATCGAAACCTAATTTTCTAATTATCTTCAATGTTTCCGGGCGGTTATGTACTATCCATTGTTTGTTATAGTCTGTGTATTTTCTGTATTTACTTGGAATTGTTCTTATTGCAGCAATGATTTTAATAAATTCCGGACGTGGTAGATATTTTATTTTCAGTGTGAATTTGTCATCAACGCAAATCGCCTCAAGCACGATTTCTTTACTAATCAATTTGAGCTCCTATTTTTTGTTTTTATATTATTACCATATCCATAGATTTTTGTCAAGTAATTTGTATTCTTGTAATCAATTGATGTACAAAACTGTAACTAAAAGTATTGATATGTTGTGTAATACAAGAGGTCAATTATAACCAAAATTATACAAAAGTGTAACGCATAATGAATGAAAATGTTTAAAATATAAGAAATATGTTTATAAACTTTGTAGAATCAAAAGTATAAAACATACAAGACTACTACATAAATGTATAGTAAAAATAGTTAAAAATACATGTTGATATAGTAACATACTTATGTTACTATATCACAAACAAGAATGTAATAATATTACGAACAGTAGTAAAAATATAGTGTTGCATAGTGAAAATATGATGATGATATTATTATAAAAACTATAAAACATTTATTTATAGGGGGAAAAAATGAATGAAAAACAAGAAATAACGGATAGTGTTGATACTGTTTGTTTTTACAACGATTCACTGTGTAAGGATATAGGCATACACGAGACTATAGTTTTGACTCATATCATAAAGATGTACTTTAAATTTAATTGTGTAAGCGCACCTTTTGAATATCCTGTCAACACTATGGAAAAGGACACCTGTCTAAACTACCACGCACAAAAAAAAGCAATAGCAAACTTAACGGATATGGGTGCTATCATGCCTACTAAAAAAAACATTCCTGCGGTTAGATGTTTTACACTACCTAACATGTTACGCAATAAGGAGATAGAAGAGACTGGATGTGATTTTGAAGTTTTTACACCGGAAACACCACTTCCTACTGAATTTTTCCTGGATTTTTCAAAAACACAGTTAAATATTAAATATTTAACATGTAATACTCTTTATTATTTATTAATAATAAATAATAGAGTTATCAAAAATGATAACTCCTATTTGTCCAGTTTAAATTTTTTTTTTAATAGGAAAATACTTTCTTTTGAAGAGAAAGAAAAAAAAACAAAAGAAAAAAACAATGAACTAAAAAACAAAATATTATCCGATGAAAATTTCTTGGAAATTATAAGAACATTTTCAGATTTTCCGGCCCCGGCAGTTACACACAATGTGAACAAAATAACGAACACACTTGCAGAAGCGTACAGTCTATACCAGCACTTGCTTAACGGTACATTTTTCGATAATTGTAAACAAATCACAGAGCCGTGGATCGTTGCCAATAAAGGCGATTGGAGTAAATTAAAGGAAAAAAAATGGAAACACAAGAAAATTATGAAAGTACTGAAAGAGGCCGGAAAACCATATTTACCAGACTATTACCCATTTTCAAAAGATGACAAAAAAAAGATTTTGCCGAAGAGCTTGCCACAATTATTTTATAATCCCTTCGTAAAAAAATGCCCGTCTTCTTTTATTCGTGCCTATTTACAGCCGCCGAAACTATCTCCGGTACAAGAAATCACAGACAATTACCCGGAAATTACTACTGAAATTTCGCAGATGTGTGACGTAACACCTCGGGTAATTATACGTGCTATTACATATTTAGAGCCCTTCTACAATGAAATTTGTAACAAGTCGATTATTTTTGAAGATGGTAAAAAATACACCCGGTTATCCCTTGACATGGAGTTTTCGCGCCATTTGGGAACGTTTGTAAAGTTTTTAGGCGTGTATGTCGAGTGGTTAGGGTCTTTATCGGAAAAATGGCGCAACCAGCAATCAGTAAGGCTCGCTGGTGTTACGCGTGGTTGGTTCGACGAGTACTTGAAAAAAAATTATGATATTATTTTAAAGCCTAATGACAGCTATTTACAACGGTTGGCGCGAGATTTGAAAAGAATGAAATCCGGTTATTGAAAAAAAATTAAAAAAATATCTTGACATGTTAAAAAAAATAGGTTATTATGGCGAACAATTAACGATGACAAGGGAAACCAGGGAGACGGCAAGATGAAAAACTTAGTGAAAATTATTTTTATAACGATCGTGAATAATCTCACTAAGAAAAATAATTTTGTAATAAAATCCTTTACGACACGTGTGCTTACAGTTTATGATGGTTTATGGCCTGTAAAAAACACTACTTCGGAAGCAGGAACGGTGACAAGGCTGATAACCGTAAACCGTGATAGCGAAAGGATTGCTAATACCATTCGCATCAATGGTCTACCTGGTTATGGTTAATTGAGGTTTAGCATGGTCTGTGATTTTGGATCAGTTCGGTGGGTGTCATACACTTTCCGGAAGGCAAAATCTAGAATCGGATTAACTCCTGTTGTGTTTGTGCAACGTGCCACGTCGCATGATAAACATGATGGGAAAAATCAGGATCTTGTTGAAGGGGTTCGGGGTGATGCTGCCAGGTCTCACCCCGAAAAACCTTTAACAAATAATTATTTGTAGCAAGAGGGGGTTTTTAAATGCGAGAGGGTCATGTGTCTAATATTTGGAATGATGGGATTTGTAATGCGTGTGGTGCAGTAGTTGAAGAAATGTCAAGTGCAAGACTTGGTCAAGGTTTTGATTATCAAAATAGGTGTACTAATCGCAAATGTGTTAACCATTGCTGGCATCATTGTAGCGATATGGAAGAACTTGATTATTACAAGCATAATCAATAAGTGTATTGACAGAGTAGTATGGTACTGACGCTATCGTCCAGGCCTTACAAGCTGGGTAAATCGGATGGCTGGTAATGTACTCTGTGAATGCATTTCTATTTAAAGCCTGTTAAACGGGGTATATGTATGATTTGGTGTAATAAACAGGTCGTACCTGTTTATCGGAGGTTCAAGTCCTTCCGCCCCGAATACATACAGTCTGCCAGGTAGGCAGACTGTATAATCTAAAGTTTTTTTCAAACGGGCTGTGGTCTAATTGGGAGCGGCTATCTGATCCATAGCAGTAAGACAAAGGCAAACGCCTTTATTGTGAGTTCGAATCTTACCGGCCCGATTGAAAAAACAGTATTGCTAATTTTTAATTTCATTAATACTTATGAGGTGTTACTCCCATAAGTATTATGACCTAATAATCTAATGGTAGGATATTAGATTTTCGATCTAAGTACCAGGGTTCGATTCCCTGTTAGGCTAATGAACAAGCACGAACTGGGCAATAGGAATTATGATAAACGACACACTTTAAGTTTTTAATTCCTCCCTTTTGAGCTATACGAGAACAAGGTAGCCACAAAAGGGCAGCGTGTTACGTGGGTGGCGAAGGAAAGTCGATGACTAAACCCGTTTACCGCTAGACGAACAAGCGGAAATCTAATTAGTACAAAGCAGGATTATACCCGCGCCTGTTGAAATAATGGCGGGTACATTTTTTAAAAATTATATTTATATACGGCTACTCCTTTTAATTTATTTTACCGGTTACATATATTGATAATATGTAACCGGGTTATTTTACACGCAATCTCTTTTTGAGATCATTATATATATTCCATTTTAGTCAGTTCTTTTTTGCCGGTTGTTATTTATCCTTTTTGTAATAACCGGTTATTTTTTTCTTTAAGTGAGAAGTTAATGAATTTTACGATTGATAGAGTTGACAATAAAAAATTAAAAATGCTTGTTATATCAATGATAGTGTCAACAAAAGTGTGCAGTGAAATTATACCTGTACTGAGAGTTAATCTTGATTTATTTTACGAGGTGTTCGAAAGTTTCTATAAGCCGGTTGTAACCTGGATCATTGATTTTTACGAACTTACAGAGAAAGCACCAGAAAAACACATACAAAATATATTTGACGACAAATCAGAAAAACTTGAAGGTACTGAGAAAAGTTTAATTCAGACGTTTCTGAAAACTCTTAATGATGAATATGTGAAATATGAAAAATACAATGAAGATTACGCAATTGATCAGGCAAAAATATACTTGCGTGAAGCGAATCTGGCATTACTCACAAAAAAAATAAGTGCTGCAACAAAAGCAGGGAAACTAGATGATGCTGAAAATTATATTGCAACATATAACCAGATCGAAGCCAAAACACAGATATGCCAAGAGACGTCTATTGTATATGGTAAAGAATTTTGGGATGATGATCCGGATAACAATCCCGATTCACTTTTTATAATGCCTGGTGCACTGGGCGACATTGCAGGCCCATTTGCACGCGGTGATTTTGTAGCGTTTAACGGCCCTAAAAAGCGTGGGAAATCATTCTGGCTCAAGCAAATAGCAATATGGGCGATGGAAAGTAATCTCAATGTAATCTATTTCAATATGGAAATGGCACATAAGAAATGCATACGCAGATTTAGACAGTATTTCAGCGCGGAAACTCTACGATTGAAAGATAAAAAAACTGGATATGATGAAATCAGAATTCCGAAATTCATTGAAGCGGGTGACGAGTCTGGACAATGGGAAATGTCATACACAATGAAAAAGAAAAAGGGTGTAACAAAAGAGAAATCTAAAAATAAACAAAAACAATTACAAATCAAATACAGGGGCGATATCCGATTCATTACGTATGCAGCAAACTCGTTAACGCTGTCTATTGCTGATAAGAAAATTGACGAGTATTTCAACAATGGCTTTGTTGCAGACGTGATAATATTTGACTCAATGGATTTGTTGAAATCTGGAAAACGGGACCAGGTACGGCAGGAAATCAATGAAAAATGGGGTGTAGGTCGAGAACTCGCACAAAAAAAACACGCGTTAATTGTTACAGTATCGCATACAAACAAGGAAACTAATAAAAGAGCTATTACAGGTTCGGACTTTCAAGAGGATGATAGAAAAGGCAATTGGTTAACTGCTGGATTTGGACTTAACCAAACAGAGGATGAAAAAGAGACCGGTATTATGCGCGTGAATTGTTTAGTGAGTCGTGACAATTTTTTCACATCAAAAAATTTTGTATATGTTTTGGAGTGTCGAGATATTGGGAAAATTTATCTGGATTCAAGACATCAATGGGAAATAAAAAATAATGAGAGGAGTAGCAATGAAAATAAGCAAAAGCCAGCTTATCAGTAAGATAGGCGTGTTTAAAAAACTAAAAAATCAGGCGGACGATAACTGTATATACATAGATGGTTCTGCTATGTACAAAGACGGTAGAATTTCTTTTTTGGTTGTACAGTTAGAAACTGAAAATTTAAAAAAATATGTAATACCATACGCAGAATTTGTGAAGTTTCTTGACCGGGTGAAGGCCGACAAAGGCGATGAGATTACAATTGAGTATAACGAAGAAGGTACACAATTACAAATCAAATGTGGGCGGAAATGCTGTAATTTACCAGTTCTTAAATGGGATGAGAAAAACGATAAAAAGATTGAAACATTTTACGATGTGCAACAAGGAAACGAGCTGTCTGTTGATTTTGTACAGGCGTTACAGCACTGTAAGGGCACAATTGACAAACAACGCGGCACGCCTAATAATAATATTGTAGTCGAAAAAGATTACACATGGTCATTCAACAGATACGCTTTTGCTAGGATGAAAAATAATATAAGTTGTTTGGACACTTTGTACATTCCCGTTGAATATGTAGATATCTTAACGGTTTTGGAGCCTGTTAAAATTAGTCAAACAAAAAATGGCTTATTTTTTGCAAGTGCTGGTAATGATATATTACAAATACACCAACCTGCATATCAAAGCCAGCATACCCCGAAAGATTTTTTTGATAAAATCACCAATTCGCCGGACATTTTCGATAGTAAAGCGTTGTTAGATGGGATTAGAACAGCCGAAATACTTGTTGAAAAAGAAGAAATTAAGCGCAGGAAGGTACTACTCAATTTTCAATTGGAAAAAATAACAATTACCGCTGAAAATGATAGCAGTAGTATTCTGTGTGAAATTTCACACAAGAGCCGGACGCTACAAAAAATTATTATAGATCCTATAAATTTCACAAAAGGCATAAGTTTGTGTGAAAAAAATAATGTAATCAGTATAATTTTTCATGACATTAACGAAAAAGCCGGATACGTGTTGTTTACCAATGATAACAAAGAATATTTGGCAACTTATGAGAGAGTTATTAATGAATGAAGGGTTTTTTGATTTTGAAAAAGCACAAGCGGAAATAAAGGAGCTTTCCTCCATACGCTCGGATACTCTAAAAAAAAGTGTCTGTGAAAAATGTAAACTTTGTAAAAATCAAATTCCAAAAATGGACGCAATCGGGAAAGGGAAAAAAAAGATTCTTATTGTAACGAATAATCCCGAATGTATTGATGGTCAGATAGAAAAAGAAAAGCTTAGAAACATTCTAAAAGCAGAAAATATTGATTTGAATAAAGATTGTTGGTACGTATACGCGGTAAAGTGTTACACCGATACTGTATCAATTGCGCGGGTTAAGCACTGCAAACAATTTCTAATTGATCAAATAGAAGAACTTAAACCCCATAAGATACTTATACTCGGTAAGGCCAGTATGCAGGCGTTGTATTGTGATGAAATCACTATTAGCGATATGGGAAGATATTACCAGGCTGAAATTCCTTGTCAAAAATACAAAGCTTTTGTATATCCGTTCTATTCAATTGAATATATGGATTACCAGAAAAATACGATACTATGGGACCGCTTCAAAAAAACAATACACAGGTTAGCAGTAAGAAAAATTGAAGATTTTAAAGATTATGGTGATTTAAAAAAAGATTACAATCATTTATTGTCAACTGATATAGCCAAAATCAAAAAGTTTTTGGCTAAAATCATTCCAAATCAAGACCCTCTGTTTTTTGATTACGAGACAACCGGATTAAAGCCGCACGCACCAGGGCATGAAATAATCTGTGTATCTATGCAGCAGGGCAAAAACGCGCTGTCATTTCCAATGTATGATGAAGTAAAGCCAATAATAGCCGAAATTTTACTCGATAAAAAGATTAAAAAAGTGGCGCACAACATGGCTTTTGAAGATGATTGGAGTTATTTCATTTTGAATACCAATGTAAATGGGTGGTTTTGGGATACACAATTAACTGCACATGTTATGGACAACCGGCAATATTTTACCAGTCTTAAACATCAAGTGTTTTTGAATTGCGGTGTTTTGGGATATGATAAAGAAGTATCCGCCTACATAAAGTCTACGAACGGTACTGCCAATGGGTTCAATCGCATGAAAGAGCTTGATATTGAAAAAGTATTACTTTATTGTTTCTTTGATACTATGTTTATGGCGGATTTATACCCCTATCAAAAAGCCATTATAAAAAAAGACAAACATCTTGCAAAAGGCAATAAATTTTTATTACGTTCCATGAGAGGTTTAAATTGGGTACAAAAAGCGGGAATTTGTGTGGACATGGTACAAATACTTAAAAATGAAGAATCGTTAAATAAGCGGTTGTTTTCGATCAATGAGAGTATACAAAAATGTAAGGAAGTCAAAAAGCTTAATTTGCCGCCTGGTCAAAAGTTCGACCATACTAGCAATGATAAATTGAAAGACTTATTATACTGTGTGCTAGGCTATGAGACAGAAAATGCTACTACCGGTGGGGCGAAGTCAGTAGAAAAAGAAGCACTTGAAAAGATCAATTCTGAATTGTGTAAGTTGGTGTTGGAGTACAGACGATTATTCAAAGCATTGTCTTACGTATTACAGCTCAAAAGGGAGGCAGTAGAGATTGAAGGACTTTGGAAAATATTTCCGATGTACAGGCTGTCGGGTGTAGTAACATATCGCGGTAGTGCAAGTAATCCCAGTTGGCAGAATATACCGGTTCGAGATCCGGAAATTAAGAAACTCATTAGAGGTTGCATAATTCCGAGTCCTAACAATCAAATAGCGGAAGCGGATTACTCAGCCGTTGAGGTTGCCGCAAGTGCCTGCTACAACGAAGATCCAAAATTGATAGAGTATGTAACTGATCCCACAAAAGATATGCATAGAGACGTTGCATCGTTGGTTTTTGGTTGCAAGCCGGAAGAGGTTTCAAAACCAATGAGGCAAATGGTTAAGGGCGGGTTTGTATTCAGTCAATTCTACGGTGATTGGTGGAAACAATGTGCGGAAAAAATGTGGATTGAAATGACATCGGAATTTAAGAAAACCTTAAAAGTCAATACTGGAATTTCAACACTTGGAAAACTAAAATATAATGATCGTGGGTACATTGATAAGGCGACCGGATTTTATAATCATATTCAAGAAATTGAATATGATTTTTGGTACAAAAGATTTAAAATATATAACCAATGGAAAAAGGATAATTGGACGGCTTACCAGAAAAATGGATATGTAGAATTAAAAACCGGTTTTCGAATGACCACTATTCAAAAACGAACTAAAGTTAATAATGGATGTATACAAGGAAGTGCCTTTCATATATTATTATGGAGCCTTTATGAAATTGTAAAGTATCTAAAAAAAGGAAATTATAAGACTTGTATAATTGGACAAATACATGACTCACTAATTTTTGATTTTGCGCCGGGTGAGCGGGAAGAGCTTTTACCTGCGATAAAATATATAATGGAAAAAAAAATTAAAAAACATTGGAAATGGATTATTATACCGCTGCGTGTAGAGTTTGAAATTACACCGGTAAATGGTTCATGGGATCAAAAAAAGGAGATAACAGAATGAATTTTGCAGTAGAAAACAGGCCGGATAATCTTGATGATTATTGGGGAAATGAAAAGACAAAAAAGATTATAACAAAAATGGTAGAAGCGGAAACGCGTCCAACTACATACTTATTTCACGGCCCGCACGGAAGCGGCAAGACTACACTTGCAAGAATTTTCTCTAAAATGGTTAATTGTCCGGAAGACAATATTTTTGAGATTAACGCAGGTCTTGATAAGGGTATTGGCGCTGTACGAGATATGACAGACAGTGTCGCAGTTCCCACATTCGCGGGTGCAAAAAAAGTATACATTCTTGATGAGGCGCACAATTTTACCACACAAGCCGAAGAAGGTTTATTAAAGCTATTGGAGGAGCCCCCTAAAGATGTGTATTTTGTTCTTTGTTCGACCAATCCACAAAAAATTGTTAAGACTGTGAGAAGTCGGTGTACAAAGTTTGAGATTGAAAGATTACAAGTAAAGGAGCTTACAAAGTGTTTGTTTTCTTTTGCTGAAAAAAACAATATACAGGTAACAAAAAAAATATGTAAGGCGATTGTGAAACGGGTTAACAGGCATAATAGGGACGCAATCATATTACTGGAAAAGCTGTCACATCTGGAAAGCGAAGACGAACAGCAAGCGATGATTGACCAGGCAATTATTGAACTCGACGAAAAGGAAGCGATTGATTTGTGTAGAATTCTACTAGTCGGAGGTTGGAAAGATGTTGCGGAAGTGCTCGCAGCCATACCGGATACTGCAAATGTTGAAACAATAAGACTAACCATTTGTAGTTACATGCAAAAAGTGTTGCTGTCTGGGGAAAAAAACACAAGAGCAGCTAATGTTTTGAATGCGTGTAAGATTGATTTTTTTAGGTCCGGTTTTTCTGGTCTTGTACATGCATGTTATCAGGCTGTTAATGCAAAATAGTTATTGACAGCAACAAAAATAACTGGTATAATTAGTATAGGAGTTGAAAATGAATGATAGGGAGATTGACATAATAGTTAATCCGGACCAGCTTGATGAGCTTTTTGAACGTCAAGCTCTGTTGACACTACGTTATAGAGATCTTGCAGACGATTTATTTGATGAAGTGCAGCGGTGTAAGTTGATTGTTGACAAGAAAAAAGAAGAATTAGGAATATTGGAAAATAAAATGTTTGCGCAGTTCAAAACAACTATAAAGTTGGATGGAAAAACGCCGACCGATTCATATGTTAACGCGTTGGTCAAATCCGATCCCGCGCGAAAAACAATTATAGATAATCTGTATATGTTACGTGAAGAGCTGGACAAAGCGTATTCTGATCATAGAAAAGCCGAAACAATGGTATTTGCTTTACAGGTCCGGAAAAACAGCGCCGAGCGTATCAATTCACGAATCGAACAAGGGTTATACATTCGCGGATCTGCAAAAAAAACACAACAAAAAATAACAAACAAAAAATTAAAAAACAAATTAAATAAGGGAGATAAATAAAATGGGGAAAAATGAGTTATTGAAAAAAATGAAAAAAAATAAAAAGAACAATGATCAAAATAAATGGGGTATGGCTTTTTACAATTTTTCGCTTGTAAAGGCAAAAGGAATCAAGCCGTTTAAGCCGGTAAATGATGATTATACTGTAGTAACTGTGCCTTTTCCGGTAGGGGTGAACCGTATGCCGGATGAAAAAGAGGGTGATACTTCGTACGTGGTGCTGGTATATGTACATTACAAATTGGGTGTTGATGGGAAAGAAAATGCAATATGTATGGCGAAAACCTACGGAAAAAAGTGCCCTGTGTGTGATTATGTTAAAACACATGAATTAGATGAAGAAACACAGAAAGACTTGAAACCAAAAGAACGAGCACTGTACTTCTTAAAAGAAAAAGGCAGTGATGATGTTAAGTTTTTTCAAGTAAGCGCACCCTTATTTGAACATGAACTGGGTGACGCGCGCGAGGCGTTCGCAAAATCGGGCGAGTGTGACCCTTCACCGATCTATACAGAAGACGGTTGCTATTTTACATTTACTGATACAGGAGTCAAAGGTTTACAACGGTTTAAAAACTTTATTTTTAAAACGAAAGAAAAAGATCTAATAAAAAAAGTAGATAAAAAGATTACAGATCAAGTATTTCCACTTGATGAGGTGCTTAATCTACATGCATATGATGAGATTAAAAAAAATATGTATTTTGATATGGATGAATTAGATGATTCAGAGACAGATGAAAACGAAGAGCCGTTAGAAGCATATGTTGAACATTTGCCAAAAGAAAAGAAAAAGAAAGATAAAGATAAAAAGAAGAAGAAAAAGAATAAGGATAAGGATTAATCATGAATACAGAAGACCATGAATTTATTAATGGCCTTTGCAATCTCGCAGGGGCTATTGCATATTTGAAAAAAAACAAAAAGCCCATGAATTCCGGGACATTCAAAAACTGGTTTCAGCAAATTGGATGGTCAGACCAAATAGGATATATGCGAATATACAAAAAAAGTGATTTGGATAAAATAATTAAAGGTGTTGTAAAATATGGAGAATGGAAAGCCGAAGACCATAGGAAAAAAATTAAAAGTAACAAAGATAGAAAAAACACTTAAAAAAGCAATGACGAAAAAGCCACCGGTTGAATTTATTACAACCGGCTGTGATATGTATGATCTGGTGTTGGGAGGGGGTTACATTCAGGGTGGGCTCATAAACATCGTAGGTGATAAATCAACAGGCAAGTCATTACTGGCTACTGAGTGTGTAGCGGCCAATAGAGATGTTCCGCACCAATATTTTGATGAGGAATCCGGCGCAAAATTTGACACACAAGCTGTATACGGTATGGACATATATGCCGAAGTGGTGCCAGAAACATTAGAAGAATTTGCATATTCGACCTTCCCTGTTTTTTACAGGGATAAAAATCAGTCGTTAACTGTTGTAGACAGCTATGATGCATTACAAAGCAAAGCTGCACGGATACGACAGCAGGAAGAGGAACAGCGGTACAAAAAAAATCAAGACCCTGATCCGGAAAATAAAGGTTCTTACAAACTTGAAAAGCCCAAATTACTGAAAGAATTTCTGGGCTCCCATATTGTGGCTATGCAAAAGAAAAAAGCGACGTTAATTTTTATATCTCAGTTGATAGCGAACCTGGACAATCTTATATACAAACCTAAGCACAAGAGAACGGGTGGCAAAGCACTCGATTTCTATTCAAGTCAAATAATCTGGCTAAGAGAGGTAGAAAAGCACTTTAAAAAAGGGCGGGCAATAGGTGTTACTGTCGAGATCCGAACCGAAAAATGTAGAAGCGCGACACCTTTTCGAAGTTGCTATATTCAAATATTGTTCGGCTATGGTGTTGATAATGTCACAACTAATCTTTTATTTTTGTATGACATGTATACAGCGAAAGAGGGGAAATTAAAAAAAAGCGCAACTGTTGTATGGGATGGTGTGGAGATGACATTAGACCAGGCTGTCGAGCATATCGAAGTGAATAACCAGGAAGCGGAATTAAAAAAAAGAATCGTTGAAAAGTGGCATAAGATAGAAAACGAGATTGGACCTGGCAAGCGGAAAAGGAAATACTAAAATGAAGAAGGGCGGGAGTAAAAATAAAGGTAATGCTTTTGAAAGAGAGATAGCAAAAAAACTTAGTTTGTGGCTAACAGATAATACATTATCTGATGCCGTATGGCGGTCGGACACATCCGGCGGACGTTCTACTTTGCGTGTAAAGAAAGGTGAGAAAAAAACACAGAACATGATTGATAATGCCGGAGATTTGAAATCAGTTATACCGCAAGGACAATATGACAATCTTGATAGATTTTTTAATCTGTTTTGTGTAGAGCTTAAATTTTACAAAGAAATCAATATGCATATACCATTAAAAGGGCATCTGGTCAAGTTTTTTGACCAGTGTTTACAGCAGCAAGCACAAACACAGAAAGATATATTCTTAATTGTAAAAGCTAATCGTAAAAAAACACTTATTTTTACAAGTGCGCATATTAAATGTGGTAATCGTTTATCTGTATATAGATATAAAGATAAGGGTTTTCACTGCTATCTTTTAGACGATTTTTTTGTAGACACAAAAGATTGTGATTGTAGTAGTAGGATGCCTGGTACTTTTTGCTTTTTGGATGGATCTGTATATGCTGACAAAACTGATAATTGAAAATATACAGAGTCATAAGCACACTGTAACAAATTTCAAGTCTGGAATCAATGCCATTATAGGCCCATCTGGAACGGGGAAAAGTGCGCTGGTGAGGTCGATAATAATAAACCTCACCAACCAGCCGGCGCAAATGCAATCACAGTTAATCAGACATGGCGAGAAAGGTTATTGTATAACCACAGAAGATGATAGAAACAACAGCATAACCCGTAAAAAAGCACCCGGTATAAATCAATATATTGTGAATGATAATGTATTGGAAGCGGTTAATAAATCCGTACCTGTTGACGTGCAGGATATATTTAATTTTACAGAAATTAATTATTCCAGTCAATTATCAGGTGCTTTTTTATTTCATTTTACTTCGGGTGAGATTGGAAAATACATTAATAGCATTGTGGACCTTGACATAATGACCAACTGTCTATCAAACATAGAAAAGCGAAAAAATAAAGAAAGTAGAAATATAGAGCAGCTTGAAAAAGAGCTTACAGAAAAAGAGACAGAGTTAGAAAGGTATGCCGGGTTATCAGACATGGTGAAAGACACCAAAAAACTTAAAAAATTAGATAATAAAAAGAATACAATAATAAAGCTTATAAGTAGTCTAAAAACATTGTATAATCAATATATTGAATGTAAGCAAAAATATACTGTTGATATACCGACAATGCCTGAAAAGTTATTGGCTGAGTACCAGGCGATTGACCAGAAGATTGTTCTGTTATCAGAGTATAGTGGTTTGAAAGATCTGTATGATAATGGAAATAAGCACTTACAGCAATTGAAAAAAGAGCTTAAAAGACTCACACCTGATAATATTTGTCCTTTATGCGGGAAAGAAGGAATTAACAGATGAAATTAGCAATAGTAGGATCAAGATGTTTTTGTAATGTTAACGATTATAACAAGGTGCAGGTAATAATAATACCAGTATAAAGTAAGGAAAAAATGAAATTATTATTTACAGCCGATTGGCACATTAGAACCACACAGCCCGTAAATCGAACTGACGATTTTTTACTGCTACAAAAAGAAACTGTAAAATTCATATACGATACTGCATTTGATAATCATGTTGATTATGTAGTTATTGCTGGTGATCTTTTTAATTGCGCAAGGGACCGATATCCACAGGAAATGTTAACCTTTCTCAATGATAGTATGGTACAGTTTCCTACTGTGTACATACCAGGTAATCACGATCTGTTATACCATGCAGACACTAAGGAATCTATGTCAAATATAGGATTGCTTAATCGTATGTCTGACAGATCAGACATACCGAACAATATTGATGTTTATCATCAATATTGTGCAATTGTGGTACCACCATATATTGAAAAAGGCACCACTGCAAAAGATCTATGCGAACAGTCAATCAAAGACGTTATATTAGTTGGTGATAATCACCAATCATTTGTGTATCAACACCCGGAAACTATGCAATTATTAGTTAATCCCGGTTGTATCACGCGCCAAAAGCTATCAGAGAAAGATTACAAACCCTCAATATATATTTATGATTTTGATAATAAAAGCGCACAGCGTGTGTATCTCTTAGATAAGAGAGATAACGTGTTTGCAGAAAATAGAGCAAAAAACTTGAAATCAATAGAATCATATCGACGCATTGACGGTGTCGAAGGTCTTGATTTTGAAGAAAAAATATTAAATTATAATAAAAAAATGATGGTAAAAGAACCTGTCAAGGCAATAATCATGGAGTGTTTGTCATGAATGACATTGTTGTAGCGTATACAGCACTTACAAAAAGAATAGAAAGAAATAATACAAAACAGGCCGAATTAGCAGGGCAGCTAAAAGCACTACAAAAAGAGTTAACCGGTGCAGGGCTTACGGCATTTGAATCGGTCCCAGAAGAGTTGAAAATATTGGAAGCGAAGAAACAAAAAATCGCAAAAAAATTAAATAAGATACTTGACAAAATAGGTAGAGTATTGAATGATTGACCGTATTATAGAGAAAGTGAATGAGAGAAAAGGTGCGTACAAACTCTTACAGCAGCAAAAGAATAAAATAAAAGAAAGCCTTACAATTGAACGACAACAAAACAATTACACCTGCGAGGCCTTGGAAATAATTCAAAAATTAGCATTGGAAACACAAGAGCAGTTAACTTTTCATATAACGGACATGGTTAATTTTGCCGTTAGTCAGATTCCGTTTCAGGCGGCATACACATTCGAAGCAAAATTTCTTATTAAGAATAATAAGCCAGCCTGTGAATTTTTGTATGTTCGGGACGGGCAAAAGATGCAGCCCAAATTTGATAGCGGTGGTCTACTTGACGTGGTGTCATTGGCTTTACGGTTATCGCTGTGGAGTTTAAAAAAGGGTAAGAAGTCCAATATATTTATACTGGACGAGCCTTTCAAACATCTATCAGATGATTTACTTCCATACGCTTGTGATATGCTAAGAGTGTTAACGGACAAATTACAATTACAAGTGATCTTGATTACACAAAAAAGAGATTTTGAAAATATAGCGGACAACATACTACACACAATATTAGAAGATACAGAAACCACAATTAAGGCTTTATAAATGATTGAAAAGAAAAAAAGAGTGACACGAAAAGAAACCAAAGTCAGATCCTTACAAATATGTAAGGATCTTATTGGTGATAAGGTATACAAAGAGTTGAAGGATGCAGGTTTAGAACCGCGAGAAATTAAATTTTGTGCAATATATACACATACACTTGATGTTGTAGAGGCGTACCAGCAGTATAGTTTGCGGGGTGTGACAGAAAAAACAGCGTATCAATCGGGTAATGCATTATTACAGATACAGCATATTAAGAAAGCAATTAACATGTTAATTAATAGAGCGTTTGACGCACTGAAACCAATATTGAAAAAAGAAATTATCGAAACTCTTCGACTACGCGCCTTTTATGACGTCGCTGCATTTGTGAATGAGGATGGTACAGCAAAGAAAATCAATGAAATAGACAAGTCATTAAGGAAGTCTGTCATTGACGGTGTAGAGCGCAAGCATTACGGAAAAGATGGTAACGAGATCGAAACTGTGTTGAAGCTGGCAAATAGAGATAAGGCACTGACTGAGATCATAGCCATTATAAATTTGATAAATAAAGTAGAAAATAACACTGTAATAGGCATTAACGCAGAAGCACAAAAGACATTAATAAATATTTTCAGTGCGCGGAAAGATAATAATGAATGATGATGTACTTGAAGCAATAGACCTTGAATACATTCGAGATAATCCATATGTATTAGGCCATTTGGCAGGGTTCACAAAACTTACACCCCTACATTCGGAGTGGATTAAGTATATTTGGAATCCTCAACAAGAAAAAAGAGCTTTACAGGCCCACCGCTATAGTTACAAAACCACAGCGATAATAGTAATTGGTGTAATATATTGGCTTCTTTTTCATCCTAACGCTACAATAGGTATTGTTAGAAAAACCGTGACAGACGCGCAAGAATGTCTTAGAAATATATCCACACTGATGCAAAAGGACGAATTCAAAGCAATTTTTTTGAAAGCACACGGCATAACGCCCCGACTGGAAGAGGATAACGCCAACACATTAAGATTTAATTTCAAAGAAACCGTCACCAGGGAAGGCTCTGTAAATGCCTACGGCATCAAAACAGGCGCAACCGGGAAACATGTCGATGCCGCTATATGTGATGATTTTGTAACGATCGATGATAAAATTAGTGTGGCAGAAAGAAAAAGAACTGCTGCAATGATGGAAGAATTGATTATCAATGTACTTAATCCGGCAGGTCTTATAGGGTTCATTGGCACGCCCTGGCATCGTAACGACTGTTGGAGTTTGAAAGCCATACCGGAACCGAAACAATGGGATGTGAACAGTACAGACATATTGACAGAAGTGGAAAAAGCGGATAAACGAAAAAACACAACGGCTATCACATGGGCGGCTAATTACCTATTGAAGCACGTATCCAGCGAAGACGCGCTGTTTAAAAATCCTCATTATGCAAAATGGCAATACCAGCACAAAAAAGCAATAGGGCATATAGACAAAGCGTATAGCGGCAATGACACAACGGCTGTTACATTTTGTGAGAAGAAACCAGATGGTAGATACCAGGTTATAGGGTTGGTATTTACCGCAAACATAAAAGATAAATGGGATTTTATTTTACAGAAATACAAACAGTTTTATGTTGGCACTGTGCACACTGAGAACAATGATGATAAAGGTTTTGCAACCGATGAACTACGAAAGAAAGGAATTCTTGCAAGCGACTATCACGAGCACATGAACAAGCATGTCAAAATACAAACCTACTTACTTGAAAATGGCTTCTTTGATTTGATTGATTTTGATATTGAATTATCAGATCCGGAATATATCACACAGGTACTTGATTATGTAGAGAATTCCACACCTGATGACGCGCCGGATTCGCTTGCATGCATTGGCCGTATTCTAATAGGCAAAGATGCAGATTATATTGAGCGGTGGAAAAAAAAATAAAGTTTCTGTTGACAAGGATAAGAAAATATAGTATCACTGTAGAAAAGGTTGTAGTATGAACAGGAAAGAAAAGAATAAATTCTATAAAGATGTCTGTGTTTGGCTTGCAGAACACGCAAGAAAAAATGGCACATATGCTAATTTGCGTGGCGCTAAATTACGCGGTGTTGATTTGCGTGGCGCTAATTTATGTAATGCGGATTTGCGTAGTGCTAATTTGTGTGATGTTGATTTGTCCGGCGGTGCTTTATGTAGAGCAGATTTAGGCGGTGCTATTCTAATTAATACCGATTTACGTGATGTTGTAGCACAAGGAGCCAATTTACGTAATGTTGATTTATGTAATGCGGATTTGCGTGGTGCGGTTTTACGTGATGTTATAGCACAAGGAGCTGATTTACGTTATGTTAATTTGTGTAATGCAGATTTACGTTATGCAGATTTACGTCATGCTGATTTAAGTGGTGCGGATTTACAAGGAGCCAACTTATCTGGTGCGGATTTACAAGGAACAGTTTTACAAAATATCCGAGGTAAAAATATATTAACTTTTGCAGGTGTTGGGAGTGAAAAACGTGTAACACACTATATTGTAGAAGATAGTTTTGTTAAATGTGGGTGTTTTGAGGGCGCACTGGGTGCTTTTTGTGCTGAAATAAAAAAGGGACATAAAAGAGATTCTTTACATTATAAACAGTATACAATAGTAGTTGTGGGGTTTTATAAACAGATGCATCTTTTAAGGAAAAATAAATGAAAATATGTAAACATTGTAATAGATTAGTCTTAACCAAAAAAGAAGAAAGAGTGAATGTGACGTAGTGGTGCCGTTTAGGGACCTCAATTAATAAAGGATGTCTGTTAGATATGAATAGAAACGAAAAACTAGTAAAAATATTAAAGTATAAAGGTACAGCCGCACAAATTTTAAAATTTTGTGAAGAGGCTGCCGAAGCCATACAGGCAGTAGCAAAGGCGGACCGGGAAAAGATTATTGAAGAATTTGCCGACCTGGAAAACCTGAAAGCACAAATACAAATTATGTATACAATTACAAGTAAAGAGATCCGAGACATGCAAGACAAAAAAATAACCCGGCAATTGGACCGGATCAAAAAAGAAAAGGATGGTAGGAATGAAAAAAGATAAGGAAGGTGCAAAATGAATACAGTACGACATATATATTTTCAAAATATAGAAATTGCGGTGAGTAGTTCAGATGTATGTTCTTATACGTGTGGTGGTTCTAAGTGGGTATCCTATGATATATGGCTGGCTGTGAAGAACATTAGAAAGATTACTTATTGTCAAACCGAAAGAGATAGAGCGTGGTTATCATACAAAGGATATAATTTTTTAGCTGTGGAAGCTGCTACACAGTCTAACAATATTGTACGTTACAAAAATGACATTGGTATTTACTGTAAAGAGTGGATCACTCTAAAAGGTTGTTTGGACTATATAGACATGGTAGAAAAGGAAAAACAGGAGAATAGAATATTACCCACTACTATAAGAATAGATGGTGCCATAAAATGCAATATAAAAGCTTCTGTATCGAAAGACGAAGACGTAAAAGAAAAACTAGAATATCTTAAATCATATGTAACAACTTATTGTGGATATGTAATAAGAGATTGTGACCCCGCATTACATAATGGAAATAATTTTTATGTTGATGGTACAGAGTGTACAGACGATGTTAAGCCGTATTTGGGTACCATCTATTATGAAAAGATGATCAATGTAAAAAATAGCATTGATCAGCGCATAAAGTTACAGGAAGAGAAGAAAAAAGAACATACTGACAAAACGAATACAGTACGGCATATATATTTTCAAAATATAGAAATTACAGTGGATTGTTTAGGTCGTTGTAGGTATAAGAATGATGGTATATATCATGCCTCTTATAATATATTGGCGGCTATAAAAATCGTTAAAAGTTTGGATCTTATGCCATGGGCTGGTCCTAGAAATTTTATAACGTATAAAGGTTACACATGTACAATTAAGAATTTTCGATTTGTATATCAAGATGATGCCGGTATACTTTGGAGAGAGTGGGATAATATAAATGATTTTTTGGACTATATAGACATGGTAGAAAAGGAAAAACAAGAAAAAAGAACAGTAAACGAACATACCATCGTATACAAAAAAGAGGCCCTAAGAAAATCAAGACCCTCACCAGATGTTTTTGTGTTCAAAACATCTGGTAAAGGCAATATAAGAATGTATAAGGGACGTGTGGTAAGTAAAGCCAGACGCGACGACACAACAGGATATTACCAAGTCAAATGTTTTCATGGAAAGACAAAAAATGCAAAAATGTCTAAGTTAATTAATACCGATAAAGTCTATCCATCTACCCCGGAACTTGAAAAAGAGTATAATTTCTATTTGGAACGTGTGTGTTATATGCAGGAACAAATTAACCAATTAATTAAAAAACTAAATAGGCCAAAAAGGAAAGACAAGTGATAAAAGAAAAATATATTTGGTATGGTATAGACCAAATAATATATAAAGATAATCGTTTTTACTGTGATATTTGCGGAACAATAGAACATAAACCAAATATACAGTTAGCTTTGCAAAGTATTGATAATATGCATAATAAAACATCTATTTTTTTTGGGTATAAAACTGTTACGTATATTGGTTATACTATAACTGTGTTTTCGCTACATGTGGATCTGCATGTAGATAATAATGTGTTATCTTTTCCAGACATATCTGCGGCTATTGCTTGGGTGGATAGGATAAAAAAAGAAAAACAAGAAAAAAGAATACTGAAAATTTCACAAAAAGATGTAAAAGCGGCCATAAGCGATGCATTAGAAAAAGTATTATTGAAAGGTATAAGGGAAGCGAATGAAAAGACCGATAAATCCTATCACGTAACGTCAGAACTTGAAACTGCATATACAAATTATATTACAGAAAAAGATAAATTTGAAAAACATTTGAATACGCTTCTGTCTGAAATAAAAAAGAATGTAGAAGCTAACCAATGATATTCAGTAACGGATATCAGCCAGAAAAAGAAGATGGTATAAAACCACAGATACCTGTGCCACCACAAGGCGGAACAGGTGAAGTAAATCTGGTAACACAGACATGTACAAATTGCAAAAAGCACAATAAATTATTGATAATATGGGGCATATAATGGGAATTATGGTAAGTTTGAAATTAAACAAAAATTATTGCACTGGTGCAGATACAACAAAGCGCCTTGAAAACAGCATACACGCCATAAGCAGTAAACATAATAATACTTTATGTGGATATAGTGCGGCGGTACACAAAGTTACTCCGATTGCCGACCATGGTGAATGGGTAGTGAGTTGTTTGCGTTGTATCGAGATATTAGAATTTCAGATAAATTATACTAAAAACAGTAAAGGTGACTGGAGTTAAACAGTGAGTACAGAATTTGATACTTTTATTTTTATAATGCTAAGAATAGATGAGGACGTAAAAGCGTACCAATCCGAAAACGGCATAATATATTTTGATAAAGACGGTTTGTTTGTTCTGAGAGATATCATAAAAAACATATTAGATACGCTAATTGACGGATTTGCAAACACGGATTTAGCCGCGAGTCTCTTTCTTTCCGGATACGGCTTTAGATTACCAAAGAGGGATATGACAAATGAACAAGATTAAAGGTAGAAACTATGGAGAGGGTAAATTTCAAAAACATCTGTATGGCATACCACGTCATTTTAGATCAGACTACACACAGAAAAATAGCCCCTTCAAAGGTTGTTTTGGCCGGTGTGAATATTTAATCAGTAGACAACGACCAGTGTTAAAAATCAATAAAAAGCGTCCAGCCCGCCTCTGGATTATGGGCTGGAACGATAAAAAATAACATGCAGAAAGGGAGCGTAAGAGGATGATGAAAATGGAAAGATTCCATGGTATACTATATAGAGATTGCGAAGCCGTACAACGCGGAATGAAAGACTTTGCCACAATAACGATTAAGGTCGACGCAATTGATGCTGTCGTTGAAGCGGTGCAAAATTATGATGTATTGTACCATATACAAAAGGCGGACGATTTGGACGTATGGGTAGCATTGCACATATACAAAGACCCAATCATGAAAGAAATTATACAACAACTACCGGACGATCCAAATACAGCATATGATCATTATGTCAATGGCAAGGCATATGGGTACCGGTCGGATCAGATTTTTAATTTTATCCGGGAACTACAAATGTCAGGAAAGATAAGTAAACAATGAATAAAGAAATATGCATGCTATGTGGGTAAAAATACAATACCTGTGTGAAAAAACAGTATACTGGTAGTATACTTGCATAGCAAAATGTAGATGATAGTACTCATTATGTATACTTTTTCGCATAATGAGTACTTTGACCATAAATTAAAAAATAAACAATAGAAGAGGGGTTAAAATGAGATTAGAAAAATTCAAAAATGTATGGGATATCATAGTATTCTTTACAAGTGTACCAATTATACTTGTGTTTACGTTCGGTATAATTCTTATGAGAATAGACGGACTGTCAAGATATGTCGTTAGTTTGGTGGTAATGGGCGCAGTGGGTATAACCTCTATCGAGTATATTGTTGGTTTCATTGTAAGTAGTATAATAAAAGAAAGAAAAGCAAAAGAAAAAAACATAAAAGAATATAGTGAACAATATGCCAAGATAATTAACCGTGCAGACACTACTAGCAATCCTTGTGGAGTAGTGAAAAAAAAACAAATAGACATATTGAAATACATTAAGAATTTCGCTGATCATCAAAAAGTCATAATCAGGATAAGTACTGCTAGTCCATATATGGTAGACAGTGTTACAATGTTTATGCAAAGCAAGGAAGAAAGACTTGATAAACCCGGATTATGTGCTACGTATCAACTCAATGGCGATAAACCCCTTGCGCAGTATCTACATGGTTTTTATGCTGCATATGTTGAACACAATCAATCACAAGAAACGCGGGAAGGTGTTAATGTAGATCATAAGGCAGGCCATACACAACTGGTTTGTAGCAGTAAGGATTGTAATAATGTGCTCAAACATGATGATGCTAATTGGGATAGTATACAATGGTGTGAGTTAACAAAAGCATTTCTATGTGTGGTGTGTTGTAACGAAACACACAGTCATGCTTCTATTAATATGTGTTGCGAATGTCGTGTGTTTGATGATGTTGATTATACAAAAGAAGAAGGTAGTGAGTGTGGTAAGAAGGAAGAGCAGGAAGATAAAGAAAAATACTGGAATAATGTTTATGCCACAATGGGAATTGGTGATCTTGCACGAGAAAGCAAACACAACAGAACTTGCTGTGTTTGTGCTTGTAGTGTAGCTCCAAGCGAGAAAGATTACACTGAATTTAGGTTTTGTAGCAGTAAAGATTCTACTATATGTCGCAGCTGTTGTGATCGTATATGTAACTTAATTGATGATCGGGAGTGTCAAGACTGTACAGTGTTTAACAAAGCGGCTACACCCAAAACAACTAAAGAACGAAAAACATCCGTTGGCGGTAGAGTGAATGAGTGAATTATCACCTATTAAGGGTTTGGCCTGGTTAACATAGTCACGTAATCACTCGGTATGAGTGGTATAATTATATTTATTTTTGAATGATATGTATGGATCTGGGATGTTTGTTACATGTTCCGGATCTTTTTAGTTGTGGCCATAAAAAAACTTATAAAATTAAATAAAAACTTGTTGACAAAAACAAAGAACTGTATTATACTTAGTATAGTAAGGCAGTTAGCCCGAACAAATAACTTTAAGGTGGTACTTATGGAAATTATACAAGTAACTAATGGTTGGGGAAGCAAATCAGATCAAGAGGGTATAGCAGTAGGGAGAAAATATTTTTACACCTATTACCTTAATAATAATGGCGATTGGATTAAAAATGGAAAATATAAAATAAACAAAAACAAAGAATTAGTTAAAGCTTATCGGGATAATGACAAGAGTGTATTGAAAGAAGAATGTAACAAAGAAAAATATAACCCGGTGATTGACCAGAAAAGGAGTAACAAATGACTAAAAGAGAAGCAATAACAATAATTAGGGACGTAATGACCGGGAATTCAGGCTTAACATCTGGATACGTAAGGAAATTAAAACAAGGCTGGGAAGTAGTCACAACGGCGGGAAGTTCCGCCAGTGAATTAATCACAGAGCCAGGACAAATATATTTTTCGCATTGGTGTGATTGTATGACCCGAAAACAAGTTCAAGAATGGTTGGAAGATAACGTTGAAAAAGAAAAACTAATTCTTTCTCTGTGTGAAAACTATGATGGTGATACTATTGTGGTATCATATGAGGACGCACTAGACAAGGAACAAGAATATTGCAGAGATGTTGCAATTGAAAGAGCAAATGAAAGAGCAAATGAAAGAGAAAATAAACAAGAATATTACAGAGATATTGGAATTGAAAATGATGAAGATGATGATGAAAATGATGAAGATAAGTACTCATTATTCAATTTTGTTTCTTATCGTATCAGCGAGGATGAATTATTAGTAACGGCTGGTGGTACTGCACAAGATTGTTATAATTCTGAACAAGATTCTAATTACTTGAGTGAAATGAGTGTAGACGATTTACATTCATTGTTGTTGTTATTTCAGGAAAAAAAATAGTAATTATACCGGATCATAACCAGGTGATCGATCAGGAATATTTTTAGGTAAAATAAAAGAAAGGGTTTAAAATGAAAGATTTAGGTGTACGAACTGATAACCGTAAATACCACACAGGAATAGATGTAGGTAAAGAGGTTGTTTGTGAAATCTGCAGTAAAACTGTTGCTTTTCGTGACAGTACAATTATTGATGTGCGTAGAGTATGTGTAGAATGTTATAACAGAATAAAGGAAAATGAATGGAAAAAATAAATAAAGTTTTTGTCAACAAAACAAAGAACTGTATTACACTAATATTAGTTAGTTGTTAACTGACTTTGAATTAACTTTGAATAAGGTGGTACGTATGGACAAAGACAAACAGCAGTATGAATTTAAAGAGCGTAGCAGCAGCACGGCAGTTCAAAAACAACGTGCTATATTAGATGATCGTGCGTATGACAAGTACTTTGATTTTGCGCTGGATTACATTGAAGCCAGTATAGATGTGCGAGGTTTAGACTTTTCATTCAAACCGGATGAAATGAGATTGAACATCAAAGCAAGGACTATGATTCCTAATTCAAAAGAATGGTTTACGGTTGTATTTAAAAGCCTTAAGCAGTCCGGAATTATTAAACAAGTGTTGTCTGGTAACGTGCACGGTATTGTATATGACAATCCGTTTTTAGCGTACTTGCTGGCAAACCGGTAAATAGCATAGGTGGTGTAAAAGCCGCCTTTATTATAATATATGAAGTAAAACAATGACAGTAAATAAATGTAGTAAATGTGGCATACATTATTACACATACACAGGAAATAATGTATTTATTGCTGGTGATCTGGTTGGTATATGCCACGGATGCTACACAACGAGAAAAGAAATACAACGAAAGTGGCTACGAAGAGCCAACATAAGGAAATATAAATGAAAAAGTTAAAACCAATTAACGCGGCATTACAGTTTTTAAGCCGGTACGTGCAAAAAGGGGCACCAAATAACCAATATTTTACAAAAAAGGCTTTATTTATTTACATGGATGAACATGGGGTGAAAATCAACGAATTTGATAAATGTTTGATACTGCTTAACTTAGAGACAGCACATTTCATTGAATATGATGAACATTGTGACGCATTTCATGTGGATATTGGCAGTAGCTTAGTATGTGAGATATTGAAAAAATATATAGTGTATTAGGAGTTAAATAATGAGTAGCAGTATCGAAATATCTGCGAAACAATACGAGATACAGGGCAATGTGTATGATGCAAAGATAATAGTCAAGACAAATGAAATGACCCGTTTAGATCTAAACGGGTTGTCAGATGAACAGCTAAAAGAGGTGTTAATGACTGTTGATTTTGATCAACTAATGGATTTCATATCTAGCAATTATGATGAGGAATTCAAATCATATATTAATGATTTGGAAGATTAACAAATAACCAGGCAATAAACCTGGTTATTTTTTTATATATTTTTGTTGATAAAAACAACTTATTGTAGTAATATACGTATATCAACATAATAGGAAGGTGAGGAATGGAAGGTTACAAATATATTAAGGTAGAAAATAAGTTTTACGAGCGGGTATATAGTAGTACAAGACCACGTCACAACAGGTGTGACGTATGCGATTTAGATTCGAAATGTATTAATAGTACTATATATGATTGCTTTAATAATTGGTCGGACAACGCAGCTTGTTCATTCAAAGAAGTATTAGAATTGCCCGTTGGCGCCGTGATATGGTCATATGATGAAAATATGGCAATGATCTTTAAATCGGCAGTTGTTCAAAATTCGCAATGTAGGCATTGTCTTTTTGGCATTGCATCAAGAGCTGGGGTTTGTGATGTTCCATACGAACTAAATTGTGGTAACGTAAACGGTATTCATTTTGAACATCACAAACCACTCACAAACACAGAGCAGCTTTTAGCCATGGGTAAAGGGCACAATCAATCTAAGGCGTTTATGGGGCGTAGTGTTTATGATTGTATTTATGTAGGTCTGGACAAAAGCGACAGTGCCGACAGTATGGCATATGCTATGAATAAACTTTCAATCAAAAAGGCAAAGGATTTTAAACAGGCAATGAAGGATACCCAAGAAACATTGCAGCAGACGCACAAAAAGGCACCAAATACGGCATTTTTTAAGCTTGGCGGAAAAATATACGAAGAATGTAAAGATTGCGCTACCTGTCGTGATTGCGTTGCTGTTCATAGTGTGTCTCTATGTAAGATTTTGAAGGGAGTAAGGAAAAAATGCGGTACCTGTGGAACGGTGATCTTCAAACAGGTTAATACATTGCCGCCTGGTACAGTGCTATATGATTATGGTAAAAAACGTTATTTGATTGTTGTGAAAGATGCCGACACGGGAAGACGTGTTATATGCTTTCCTGTATGTGTAGCAGCGAACGCAGATGGAAGTTGTACAACAGGGAAAAAATTTAATTGTGCCAATATACATTTTGCAATGTATACACAGGAGCAACCGAAAAATCAAGACCTTGCATATTATGTAATAAGAAACGGTGATAAATACTTTTGGGTTCGGGTGTGATGGAGCGCCTATGGTGAACAACCAATGCATTTAGCACAGATACATTTTGCGCGGATATTTTATGACATTACGGTTGTACATAGTGTGCTTGCTGTGTACAAAACAGACAATAAAAAATATACCGGTGTAGTTGTTCGGATTACAATTAGTGAAATAGATTAAAAACTTGTTGACATAAACAATATAATAGTATATAAATTAGGATAAAGGGGGGTAAATTATGAATATTAAAAACATATTTGACATGAACAAAGAAGAATTACAGGAGATTGTCAAAGGTAATAATGCCAGGTTTGGTACCGTGGAAGACAACAAAACAGATGACGATATAGATCGTGGTGCGTATCGAGAATGTATCACAAAAGAAATCGATACCGGTAACTATTATTGTATCGATTACTACGAATTACCTGTTGAATCCGAAGTCGCGAATATGACAACGGAAAAAATGTCAGTATATCAGGTACAAGAGGTATTAAAAACTATTCCCGCTCGTATTATCACAATGTGGGAACTGGTTGGAAAGTGTAAAGAATTATAATTTTTGTATCAATTTCAAATAAAAGCCGTGTAGACTCTCGTTGATTGTAAACACGGCTTGTTTTTGGTGTATTATAAAGGGGGTAAATAATGAAAATGCGAAAGATAAATTTTTCAAAATTTTATGGTAGTGACATAAAAAATGCTTATAGAGGCATTGAACCAATTGATTACATATCATTGCACGAAAGTGCAGCAGAGGATATTGGTTGTCTTAAATGTGGCGGTGATAATTTTATTTGGGACTGTGTAGGACAAGATGGTTGTATTGAATTTACATGTCGTGAGTGTGGTTGTGTTGCAAAGTTGGAATGGCATGTAAAGTGGAGTCAAAAATGAATAAATGAACAGATATTCCATGGTTAATAAGGTAAAATAACACAAACTATGTTTGTGAATATATATTTATAGGAGATAAAATGAAAAAGATGATTTTATTAGTGCTGCTTTTGGCACTGCTTACAACAGGGATTAACGCAATTGGACTTATGCAGTACGAACAAACAATTATACAGGATAATGTCAGAGCGTCTTGTGCGGCCTCTTCGATACTGGTAGTGTATAGTGAAATATTCGGTACACCTCTTGACCCGTCATTAGAACAGTATGTGCACGAGAGAGTGTATACACCAGGACTGGGAGCAATGGCTACAGACATGTTTAATTTTCTACAAACGCATTGGCAAATGGCCGGACGCGTCAAGATTATCACATATAAGCAATATAATTTTGATGCTGTGACAGCCGAGCTCAAACCAATTTATGAGGCTGTCTTCACACAGGAAGAAGCGCGGCTTTTTGAGCTGCAAAAAAAGTATCAAAAAGAAGTTAAAATCTATGACGGTGCGCCAAATATTGAGAAGTTTGTTGATTACATTTTGACAACACCTGCTGCAAAATCAATCAACTTAATTGTTGTGAACAACCAAATATTGCATTGGGTACTGATAAGAGGGATTGACGGTTTCATTGCAGTTATGGACCCGCTAACGGGTGAAAACACACTATATACCCCGGATCAATATGTGAAAGAATTTAAGCTGGTGACAACAGGAATATCGATTGAAGTGCTATAAATAAGTTTTAAGGAAGGTAAAGAATGGAAAGAAGTTGTGATCATTACCGTAATGGGGAATGCTGTTTTTTTAATCATAATGTTTGTGAGTATGAGAAACATTATGGTACTGGTATTCCATGTATACAGGCAGAAGAGGAATGTATAACATACTGACGATGAGGAGAATTACAAATGAAAGAAGAAATAATTATTGCTATATGTGCAGGCGGTGCGGGTTTAATAATTGGAATTATTTTATGTATACGATGGTTAGTTAAACACAGCATTAAATAAACAATACAGGGGTAAAATTAAACAAACGGTACAAAAAGTGGTATGTAACCCATAAATGTATACACGTTTAATTTTACCTTTTTTCGTGCAAATGAGAGGGGGTTATAAATGAATAAATGTAAAGATTGTAAAAACTTTTTCACTTATATTGTGAATACATTAGACAGGATAACGGAAGGACTTAAAAAAACTTATAGGAGCCTTTTTATGGGAAAAGTGAAATATGAAGAAATTAAGAAAATGATTGACGTATTAAAAGGAGTAAACAATGAAGTATAAAAAAGCCCAAATACAGACACCAATAGGTGCGAAAGAAGCTTATGACGTGCAGCAATTACATTATATTGATAATATTGAGCCCTACTTACGTGATGATGGCAAATACGATTTCCCGCTTAACATATTGTTCAAATATGAGAATGCAATATATCAAGTAGCGGAGGGTTATCTTTGTATGCAGTGTGATATGGAGAAATGTAAAAACTTTTGGTGTTCAAGCGAACACCGTTCGGATTCAACGTATGCATGGTATAAAAAAATATGTGACATACCAAAAACCCACACAAAAGAGCAAGTGGATAAAAAACCAATCACTGCCGCCGACCAACGAAATGAAATGAAGAAGTTTGCAGATCTTAATTACAAATTGAAAACAACACAGAAAAAAATCAAGACATTAACAGAGCTAAACAAGCCATACCAGGATAACAGCCTACCACACTTCAAAAATGCACCCTTCAACGAGATTATACGTAGCAGGTTGCAACTATGTGATCATTTACTATTCTTTCAATTTGGACAGCATATACAAGCCGTAATCAAAGATAATCAAATTATTGAAGTTCGTTTTACCAAATCCAATGAAAAAATTATTACTTTTCCACTTGACAATGAGAAAAATAAGTAGTACTGTAATATTAATACTTACCTTTCCAAAATCCTAAAAATCCTTATGTAAAAGCTTTTCCGGTATTTCCTAATTTAACCGGAAAAGCTTTTTATTTCAAATAAATATTTAAATAATTGTTGACAAAAACAAACATCTGCACTATACTTAAAGTAACCGGTTGTTAACCGTATTTATTTACTTTTTTTGAGGTGGTACTTATGACTTATGCAGATTATACAGAGCAAACAAACAAAGTTGATACATATTATACTTATTGTCCGAAATGTGGAAATTTCGATATAATAGAAAGTGTTAGTAATAACCCTGTTAGTTTCGCATGTGAATGTGGTTGTGAAACTGTTGAAGCGGCAATTTGTCAAGAGTGCGATGGTTTGTACATCGTCGGTGAGGGTCTTTGTTGTGAACCGAGCGAATTACCAGTCATTGAAAACTGGCTTTTTGATGATGGTATCCCTGGTTACACCGTTGCATTTAACACGATAAAAACCGAAGTGAAATTTGATAAAGTTAGTGTATTTATGGCCCGTGCAAAAAAAACTGATCCGATACAATTTGATTACAAAAGTATGTCGGTTTTTTTTGCAAAAGAACTGTACATAACTGTGGACATGGGTTATTATGTAGCCGAAAAATTTGCCGAAAGTATGGGTATAAGACAACTGGAAAGACTGCGAATAACTAAGTTTGACAATTAATCAGTACCACCTGATTTATATATACCGGCTGTATGCTTGTTAAGTGTATGGTCGGTTATTTTTTTAAATTAAAAGGAGCACGGTATGGACTTTAAAAAATCACTGGAAGCACGAAGATTAGTAGACACCTGTATACAAGGTGCGAATATGGAAGATGGTTATATAATGTGTCCAAAATGCAATAATAAAGCATTTTACCGCGTAATTAAAAATAATGGTATGTGGATTAAGTGCGAAACCCCTGATTGTATTGATTGGATGGAATAAAAGAGGAGCACGGTATGAGTAAAAATGAAGAGCAGAGCGTAATAAACGTAGTAAAAAGCCATATAAATAGTTTGTCGTATATACAAAATGACATTTCCAGTATATTGTTTACTGGAAATTATTGCTTGCTAAATGAGGTGCAAGTGCTGTTGCAGAATTGCATAGATGGCCAAACGGCTGTATTAGATGAGATGCTAAAAATACACAATAAGGATTAAAAATGACAAAAACGAATTTGTATAAATTTCTGAAAAGTATAAAGAAAATTAAAAAAGATGATGTATTTCTTAGTTTGTATGAAGCGGACTTATCATCTACTATGGGTACGCAGTGGCATTTACTTCTTTGCTATAATCAAATACATACGGTTTCAAATTTAAAAATGTCATTATGTGGTATATCTTTGAAAGATATGATTACGCCGTGTGGCAACCTACATGACGGCATAAACACATATAGGACTATACGTCTGTTCTCAAATTTCTGTCCGCCGGATATAAACAATATAAAACTAATTGCGGAGAAACAAAAATATCAAAAGTGGCTTATCCAATACTTTGAAAAAAAGAATAAAATTAAATAAAAACTTGTTGACATAAACAAAGAACTGTATTATACTTAGTATAGTAAGGTTGTTAACCTGAATGATAATAATTTTGAAGGTGGTACATTAAATGACAACACAACAAGCAAAAGAAAGATTGAAAAGAATTGAGACAGCAGAAAATTTACTTGCCGGTTTAACACAAAAGCAAAGAGTTGATTTATGTTTGTATGCCGTAAGACATTTCTATGCTACTGTTACAGTGCAGACAACTAACACCGCACAAATTGAAGTGTTCGTTGATAGAGTAGATGTGTATAATTCACAGACTGTATATAATGAATTAAAAGTAAATATGTTTCGTAAAATTAGAAAAACAATGGAAAATATAAAGAAAATCGCAACAAACAAAACAACAATAGTGTACAAAATTGCGCTTATGGCGTATGATATGTCAATTGCTGCAATACGTTTGAATGAGGTTGTGTGTAAAAAACACGCCGAACATGTGATTTACTTCGCGTTAAAATTCAGTGACGATAAAATCATAGACGATTTAGTCAAAGTAAAAGAGTTTCTTACTACTGAGGAAACCATCCAAAATTAACCACCTTTTTATAACGTATAAGCCGGGTATGCAGCATCTACGCCCGGCTTTTTTTATGTTGAAATATCAACAACAATATAATATACTTATTCATTATGTTAATTCTAAGATTTGCAGCAATAATAATAGTGATTATTATGCTAGTGTTATTAACAAGGAATAATAATGAGTAAGAAAAAGAATAGAAATAAGAAAAAAATAAGGCGTGACAGTTGGAGTAACGTATATGCAGGAATCGGAAAGAAAAACGACAAATCTATATATACTAATTTCACTTCGTCTGTTACACTGTCAGACAGGCTTCTAAGTGATTTGTGGTGTGGCGATGGATTCGCCGCAAAAGTCGTTAGGACCATACCGGATGATATGACCCGTGAGGGTGTCATGATAGAAAACGATACTGAAAATGTTATTGATAAAAAACTTGATGATCTTGATAGTGATTTGGTTTTTAATCAAGCGCTAAT